GAAAGACATGGGTACTGATTACTTTGCTGACCCTAAAGGTCGTATTAACAAGTATTTTAACAATGGTGGGCAAGTTTCAACTGGCTGGCCACAGATGGATCGTATCTTGTATGGTGGCATGAGTCGAGGCGAACTAAACATTTTTGCTGGTGGCTCAGGCTCAGGTAAATCATTAGTTATGATGAATTTGGCATTGAACTGGATTCAAAAAGGGATGAGTGGTGTTTATATTACCTTAGAACTGTCAGAGGAATTAACATCACTACGTACTGATGCGATGTTAACTAGTATGGGTACGAAAGAGATTCGTAAAGACATTGATACTACAGAACTGCGTGTTAAGATGGTTGGTAAGAAGTCTGGTAGGTATCGTGTCAAAGGATTACCTGCACAAAGTAATGTAAACGACATACGTGCTTATTTAAAAGAAGTACAAATTCAAACTGGCATCAGAATTGACTTTGTGATGGTTGACTACTTAGACTTGGTTATGCCAGTTTCTGTTAAAGTTAATCCTAACGATCAGTTTATCAAAGACAAGTATGTTGCAGAAGAATTACGCAATCTTTCAAAAGAGATGGGTATCTTGTTAGTAACTGCTAGTCAATTGAATCGTAGTGCGGTTGATGAAATTGAATTTGACCATAGTCACATTGCAGGTGGTATCAGTAAGATTAATACAGCAGATAACGTATTTGGTATTTTTACTAATCGTAGTATGCGTGAGCGTGGTAAGTATCAGATTCAATGTATGAAAAGTCGTAGTTCAACGGGTGTAGGTATGAAGATTGATTTAGAGTATAATGTTGAAACTATGCGTATTAGTGATGAGGGTGGGGAAGACGGTGAAGGCGCAACTAGCTATAGACCCAACAATCCTCAACCTAGCGCAAATAACATCATGAGCCAATTAAAAACTAGTTCTAATGTCATTTCTGACGAGGAATCTATGGGTGGAACTGACACTAATAAAGTAGTTGCAGATGTGCAAGGAAATAGGCTAAAAGCAATGTTGAGAGATGTTCGTAAGAATCTCCAATAATTAGATAAATACTTGTAGGATCTATACTTATATGCAAAGAAAAACTCGTAGCCTGTTGGAAGAATTAGAGGCTCTCGGTCAAAATCGTGACACTAAACATGTTATAGAAAGCCGTGCCCACAACATCATTACCAGTGCTATTAATCTATTGGAAATGATTAATAAACATTATGATTCCGAAAAAGCTCAAATTTTGGAGAGAAAATTGTTAAGTGCTATCAAAGCACGTGACCAGGGTAGATTCTCAAAAAGTTTGAGAAAGAATGACAATGAGAGCGAGTGAATTCATATTAGATGAAGGTAAAGCTAGCCGTCGTAAACAGGCTAGTATGAATGCGTTAAGGCGAAATGCCAATGCTCAAAAAACAACTGCTCCGGCGGCTCAACCAACCGCGTCTACTGGAACTAGCGCACCCGCAGTAGCTCCTACTAATGTAGGTAATCGTCCTAATCCGTACATGACACCTCAAGCAAATGTACCAAGTGAACTAGATCAGGAAGTTCAACCAACACAAGCACAGCCCGTACAAGCACAGCCCGTACAAGCACAGCCCGTACAAGCAACTCAACCAACTCAGTCAGCATCGACTGGTACTGATTGGAATGCTTTAAATAAAGCTACAGCTCCCACACCAGCCGCAGCTGGCTCATCAATGATGAGTGCTCTTAAACAAAAAGCAATGTCTGCTGGTAAAGGGATAGCCGATAAGTTTAGTACACAGGGAAAAATCTCTGCTCGTACAGACCAACTCTTTATGGACAAATTTCTCAAGGACATGGGAGCAGCCGAACAAACATCAACTGGACTACGGGGCGAACCATTTGACGTAGGTTCTTGGGTTAATAAGTATCTCGCACAAAATAAATGGGATGCGGGAGATCAACAAGTACCTCTTGATAAAGCTGTTGCATCAAATAATAAAAAGGCTATTGCTACGTCAATGGCCGCTATCGGAAAATATAATAACTTGGGTTCAACTATGAAGGCAAAAGGGCCAATGAATAATATGGTTGGTCAATTAACTAAATCAAGTGGGGCAGGACCCTCATCTACTGTTAATGTAGCAAAGCCAAATAACCCTAATCAAGCATACGCAACTAAATCGGGAGCTACACAACCTACCCCGGCGGTACAGGTATCTCTGGGAGGTACGCCGGGACAACCTAATACATTGAATCCAGCTGACCCAGTTGATGCTAAAATATTGTCTATGCTAAAACAACAGGGCAAAATATAATGAATTTTTCTGAATCGTTAAGAGAACTAACTAATAAGATTAGTGCCATCAATACTATAGTTGAAGACGGTGACTTAACTAAAGCACACGTTGAGCACCCTGAAGATTTGGTATTTCAGTCTGGCAGTACCGGAGCAAGTCGTGGACTTCAAGCTATCGCAGACACAGTTAAACAACCTGCCGCTATTACTATTAAGTGGGACGGATATCCTGCATTGATTTTTGGTACAGGCATTGACGGGAAATTTGTTGTATGTGATAAGCACATGTTTAACAAAAAAGACGGATCTGGTCGAGTAACTAGTCCGCAAGCATTTGCCGCATACGACCAGGCACGTGGAATTCAGCGTGGTGATTTAGTTAACATCATTGCAAGAATCTGGCCAGGATTACAACAATCCTACTCAGGCAAGGGTTTTTACTGGGGCGATTTACTATTCAGTCAACCATTACAAGATGAAGGTGGATTGTTTAAATTCAAAGCTAATCCTAATGGTATTGCATATACAATCGAAGCTAATAGTGATATTGGAAAATTGATTGCTGGTAAAGTGGGTGGTATTGCAGTGCATCAATATATTCCAGCCGAAGCAGACAATGTACAATATGCTCAATTGTTGAACGGTACTATCGGTCAACTAAAGAATAGCGGAGATGTTGCTATTGTACCGGCAGCAATGCCTAGCGTACCTAAATTAAAACTTAATAAAGCTGAGATAGCTAAAGTACAAAAAGTAATCAGTCAACAAGGTGCCGCCGCCGATCAATGGATACTACAACCACCACCGGGGACTAAAACAGCATTCCCATTAATGTGTACAGTTTATATCAACAAAAAGATTGTCTCGGGTAATCTAAACAATCTAGTGGGCGACTTCTATGAGTTCTTTAAGACTCGCCCAATGTCAGAGCCAATTCGTGCTAAACTAACTGAGCATTTTCAGCAAAATGAAGCCGGTATTCAAGGTGCTTTTGCTATCTGGGTTGCTGTATACACACTAAAAATGCAAGTTGAACCACAATTAGCTAAGGCAGCTGAAGCAAGCCCTGTAAAAGGTTACTTACAAGATGGTACTCAAAGCCAAGAAGGATTCGTTGCTCACGGTGTTAAAATCGTCAATAGAATGGGTTTTAGTCGCCAAAATCTCGCCGGTAGGAACTAATTTTTTTGTTTTGGCATAAATAATAGTATGAGTTTCTATATGAAGCTCAAACTTTTAAAGGAAAATTATCATGGCATCTCAAACTAAAGTTCACGGCAACACAAAGCCAGTATTTGCAATCGACACATTAGGTGGTTCAGGTAGCAACCCTACTGGAACTCCAGTAATGTTCTCTGGTCCTAAGCTAGACTTCTTCGGTATCGACTTGGGTGCTGACCCAGCTGGTCAATTAGATAGCGGTGAGGCTGTTGAAGCAGTTATCACATGTATCACTCAATTGGCTACAACACACTTCTATCAAGTAGATGCAAGTGCATCAGCTAACAACATGTCTATCGCTGTTTATCCAACAGCAGCCTGGACAGCTGGAACATTGCAAGCCGCTATCCGTGCTCTAGGTACAATTAATTCTGGAACACCGTCTGCATATGACTTGTCTGGTGCAATTGTTACTAACAACGGTTTCAAACTAGCTTAATCAATTAAAACTTGATTTAAAAAGCCTCTAATATTTAGGGGCTTTTTTACCACTATAAATAGTGTATGTCGTTAAAAATTAAATGCTACACACTGTTTGATATCACCAAAACTGGTATAACTAATAGAAGAAATTCTATTAATACTGATCCGCAGTGGCAGAAACAACGCAATACACAATGTAATCTTGATACCATACTACAAGTTGTTTCATTAAGAAGTCAACCTGAAAATATAACTGATCCAGTGCGTTCTGATATAATTTTTTCAGAATTTGATAAATTTGGATTTCTATTTGAAGATGAATTAGAGCCTCATCCATGTTGGACATTTGATTTCACTGTGAATTTTCATAGTGTGTTTGATGATGGAATAAATGACTTTGGATATCTGTATTCAGATTGCGAAGGAGTACCCATGATTCAAATAGGAACTGAATGGAACAAGTTACCAACGTTTTTAGACGGAAGTCCTGAATTGCGTAATATATATTTTGAGGAGCTAAAAGATGAAAATCAATGAACCTAAAACATTCGACATATTGAACAAGATCCTTAATAAGGAAAAGATGTCAATATTAGAAAGAAAGATGATATTCCAAGACGAGGATGGTAGTTATAATTTGTTTGGAACATATATCATTAGAAAAACTAGCATGGGTTACATGCTAGAAAAAAAACATACTTACACAGAACACTTGTTTATGGATTTAAAGAATGCAGTAACTTGGTCAACATTAGATAAATGTCAAAATTATAACGATTCGGCTAGGGTGTTATATTTGGATAAGTTGTTATCCGGGACAATACAGAACATGATAGCCCATGAAAATTTATGTAAAAGGGCAAAAGATATAGAAAAGCGATTACTGTACCTTAACAAAATCAATGAAGATAAGATAAAAAAACATTCAATTTCTAAGGAAATGAACGTCTACACTGAAAAGTGTAAGGCTTGGCAGTATAGACAATTTGAACTAAATTCCTCAAAATAATTTAGAAAATGATAAATACTTTATTAGTAATCTGGGAATAACTATGAAACTTACTGAATTTAATAACAAAACAATGACCGTAGCCAAAAAGGCTTTAAAAGAACATTTCAACACCACATTCAATGTTGAAAAGTTGGGTCTTTATGAGACTAAGACAATGCTTACCAAAGTAAAAGGTCTTATGTCTGAAGCCAAAAGCAAGTCAATGAGTGGGGAACAAAATCCTGCTTATTTGAAACTTGTATTCATGGAACAAGCATTGACGCATCACTATGGTGATCTACGTACAATGCCAATGTATAACCAACGCATTGTTGTAGAGAATGAAGAAGTTGAGAAATCTCAAGTTGTTCTAGCCGCACAAGAAATGGTTGATACAATGCAAAAGATGGTTGAGCAAGTATCAGATATGTTAGTTAAAGAATTACCAGCAGTCGTTGATGGTGTTAATTCTGAGTTTGGTACTAGTGAAGGTGAACAATTCAGTAGCCAAGTATCAGAAGCATTGACTTCATTACAGGCAGCTATCACTCAATCTAAGACAGGTTTACAGGGCGCAGTTGGTATCATTACAGGTCAAGGCGCAGGCTTTGGTGGTATGGGCCCAGCAGGTGGCGATATGACTGGTGATGCAATGGGCGGTGCTGATATGGGAGGCGACATGGGCGCTGATATGGGCGGCGAAGAAATGCCCGCTGAGTTACCACCAGAAGAGCCAGAAGAACCAATGCCATCAGTTGGTCGTGCAAAGCGATAAACATGCGTTTGTTTGAGTTCAGTGATGCTGATCCATTAAGAGTTAAGTTGGTTGCAGTAGCG